TACCAGTTTGTTTATAACTGGCACGTACTGCTTAATGATTTTCGACTTAATCCCGCCATCTTTAAGCAACTGCGCGACAATATCATAATGTTGTGTTTGTTCAGATACCGTTTTTCTTTTTTCGTTGAATGTTTGTAATGCGTTGAGTAACTCTTTTGATTGCGCTTTGAACTCATCGCTCATGGCTGGTTTGTTTTCTATTTCTGTAATCTCGTCAGCAAGTTTCTTAATGTATTTTCCAATTTGGCTACGAGAAGTATTGATCCGCACAAGATCTTGTTCAAAAGTTTTGAGTTCTTTTTGAGTTGCTTTGATGGTATTGATTCGCTGTAGAACGGCATCGTTTTCTTCCTTTAGTTTCTTTAATCCTTTACTCAGTTCTGTAATTTTACTGTTGCATGTGTGGACTTTTTCTTCTTTATTATTGATAGCCTGATCGCAGGTTGGACAAGTCGAATTTACAGAATAGAACTCGATATCTTTCTCGAGTTTCTGGATATTCCCTTCGATCTTGGCTTCAAGATTGTTTAGTTTATTAAAACGCTTTGTTGTAAACTCTTCATCTGATACTTGAAAAACTAGATCATCGATTTGCTTTTCTTTTTGACTTCCTTCAACTTGTAACTGATGCAATGAAGTACGATTCTCTTCAATTTCTTGTTTCTTTGCATCAACAATTTCTTTTGTGTTTTTCTTTAGTTCGTCTAGATGTTTCTTGTGCAGATCAATTTTATCTTTGGTGTTATCAATTTGAATCTTTAGTTGTGTTGCTTCGTCTTTTAGAGTATGCAGTTTATTCTTTACAATCACATTCATAGAACTAAAGATTTGAATATCTAGTAGATCTTCAATAACTGTTCTACGATCAGCAGCAGACAACTGCATAAATGGAGTAAAATTGGTTGACCCTAGAATTACTATCTGTGTGAATGACTTGTAGTTCATCTTAAGAATTACTTTCTCAAGATAATCCTGATAATCTTTAGACTTGGCGTCTTGATTTAACAAATCACCGTCAACGTAAATCTCAAATATATTTGGTTTGATTCCACGAACAACTTTGTAATTTATTTTACCAATTGTGAATTCTATTTCAACAACACAATCTTTTTCGTTGATTGAGTTTACAAGTTGTGGTTTGTTAATATTACGAAATGGCTTACCGAAAAGACTGAATGTGATAGCGTCTAGGAATGTTGATTTACCTGCACCATTCTCACCAACAATAAGTGTGGTTGAGTGTTCGCCGAGATTAATCTCAGTGAATATGTTTCCAGTTGATAAAAAGTTCTTGTATCGAACTTTAGAAAAGAATATCACACAGTCTCCATAGACAATGCTTGAGTATACACATCACGCAGAACAGTCTTTATTTTATCTGATTCTACTGGCAATGTCAACCCATCAACATATTTGTTTAAAATTGTCATTGTGTCTTCAGCCTGATCAATATCGACCTCAACGTTATCAGTAATTTCAGAGAAGTCTTCAACAACAGATACTTCTAATGGATTTACTTTCGCCAAAGTGTCTAATAGAGTATCAAACAAGAATGAATTATTACGCTTCTCTACAACAATTTTAACATATTTGCTTGCGAGGTGAGAATAGTCAGCATCTATCAAATCATTGTAGTATAACTCATCATCATTGTATTGAATTTTATAAAACATTTTCAATGGATTTTGAATAAATTCTAAGTCGCGAGTTTCAGTATCAAAAACATGAAACCCACGCTCATCGTTATAGTCAGCCCAAGTCATTTCCCCTGGAGTACCAACATATACAATGCTGCCACTGTTGCTCTTGTGGTGAAAATGTCCTGACATTACTAGATCATATTTTTGTAGCGTAGCAGGATCCATGCCTTCATGGCAAATATTCCCGCGATCCATTTCAAACCCCTGCAGTTCAAAATGACCAAAGCAAACATGATTGGTGCTGCGTTTGATAAAGTCTAAAATTTCTGCTTCGTTATCTTTACAGATCCAAGGAATAATATCAATTCCTTGCCATGAAGTTGGTTCGTTGTAAACTACAACATTTGGATAGTCTTTGAGCAGTAACTCTGGAGAATTAACTTCAAGTGTATTCTTGAATGTGATGTCATGGTTGCCGAGCAACGTATGCATCTCTAAATCATGCCGAAGTAATTCATCAAAAAAATACTTGCGGCAAAGAGCAAGAGACTGAAAAGAGATGTACTTGCGACGATCAAACAAGTCACCCAACTGAAAGATGGTGGTAATTCCATTTTGCACCAAATATGGGAAAAAGTGTTTAGTATAAAACTCACGATAATGATTATGAAAGGCGATCGAGTCACCTCTCATACCAAAATGAGTATCACCCAATATTGCTATCTTCATCTACAAATTTCTCCAATCCTTCGCGCTTCGCCTTCTTTTGTTTCCGAGCATTTTCATAGTTGACAATAAACTCTGAAATGTTTTCGTACAACTCAAACTGCCTAAAAGTACCATCTTCGTTTTCATTGAGTTCATACTCATCAAGAATACCAGCAGTTTCTGTAGACTTGTACTTTACATACAGTTGCTTTTTTTCTTTCTGAATGCGACGTAAGAATGCATAATATACTATTTGAGTGAAATAAGCAAATGGATTGCTAGATTTTGCTGGGTCAAAATTATCGACATACATGACACAATTTTCGATTGCGTCAGCAATCATTTCGTCCCTAAAAGTATATGACAAAAAATTAGGTTTGTGTGAAAGGTTTTCAGCAATCTTCATAAAGCACTCAGCAACATACCGAGGAATTTGTGGTTTCGGTTGACCGAGCCTCTTTGCCTTGCGAATGGCTGTGCGATATGCAGTCATTTCCTTCAGGAAATCTTTGTTATTGATATAGTGATTTTTTGCCATATTAGTGTACTGGTTTGTCCTTCTTTGATTGTAATGCTTCTAGTATAGAAACAACTTTATCTACATTTTCTTGTGTAGGGTCTGTAGTCATTGTTCGTTTTTTCTTAATATCTTTTAGTTTATGCTCATTATTATAGAAGAAGTCAGCAACATATTCATATTGCTCAACGAATTCTGGTTTAACAGGAGTTGCAAATAATACTTCTTCCATGTAAAATTCTACTTCTTTAATATTGACAACTGATTGAGGAAGATATTCTTGCATAGCAAGAATTTGTCGACCTTCATCAAAAATAGTTTCAATCTCAATTCGTAATGGCAACTCTACTGTAATGTAATCTTGTTTGTATGTTACATATCCAATGATATCGTCAGGCATAGAGCGGAAGCGAATAAATCGCAATTCACCCTTTGGTTTGTATTCTTCTGATTCTTCTGACATTAATTTATCCTTACGTTGATGGTTGTGAAAGGAAATTTCTCTTCGCTATAGATCTTCACTCTTTCCTCATAATGTTTCAATGTAAAATTTGTATGAGGTCCATAACGCAGATCATCAGCGATATCGTACAACGTGGCTGCTTCTTTGTTTTCACCTAGACGCAATACACGACCGATAGACTGCAATGCTCGAATTTTACTCTTTGTTGGTGAAGAGAATATAATATTATGTAGGTTACGGATATTAACGCCCGTTGAGAACGTTCCATAACTCGCTACAATAATCTCATCGTTTTCTTGTTCAGTGATATGTCTCACTGCTTCGCGATCTTCTGCTTCAACTCCACCATGAATAAAGAATACCTTTCGACCATTTGCTTTTTCAGTTATCCATTCATATAATAGTTTACCGTGTTTTTCTACATAAGTAAATAAAACTAAACTATTACCTTTAAGGTTTAGTGCAAGATCAGTGATAAAACGATTTCGACCTTCGTGTTGAGTCAAAAAATTCATCTCGTCTGGATAAGCAAATCCTTTGATCGTTTTACAAACTATCTCAGGATATTTTAACACTATACACTTGATATTAAAATTTGCGAGTTGTTTACGTTCAATGAGTTCTTTGGTGGAAATAACTTTGAACGTTGGACCAAACAATCCTTCAAGAACTAACTTATTTACTTTGCTATCATCAAGTGTACCTGTCGTGCCAATACGCACATCACAGTTGATGAGTTTGGTCATGATAGAAGTCAGTGACTTGGCTTTGAATGTATGTGCTTCGTCACCGATGATAAAATCAAACTGCGCAAAGTATTTCTTTGGCATCTCGTAGATTGATTGCCAAGTTGATATTACAAGATCGCTATCAGGTATCTTGCTCTCGCCACCATAAATCTTCTGACAGTATTTCTCTACATCCCATCCATTGACAGATGAGTAGTTCTTGAAGTCACTATGCATCTGAGTGACGAGATTGATCGTAGGGACAATCAGCAATCCGCGCTTCTTACCTGTGTTCAACAGGTGGCGAATCATCATATAGATGATTAATGATTTTCCTGACGCTGTAGGTGAAATGAGTACAGTTCTTTTCTTCGTAAGTCCGACGCTAGAAGCGAGATACTGATAATCTCTCGGCTCCATTGGAAGTGATAAAGCACTTGCCAAATTTTTCGTGTCAATCGGGTAGATTTCCTTTTCTTCATCAATATACTCGCAGGTATAATTGCTGTCCTTGCAAAACTTTTTAATATACGGTACAAGACCAAGATAGATTTGCCTTGTATTTAGATTTAACAGTCGAATCTTTCCGTCCCAGTATTTATTTTTAAATGCTGGTGAAAATTGATAGCCTGGAGTCGAGAATGTAAAAAATTCTGACATCTCTTGCAAGATACCATCATCAGCATTTACCTGTACATAAATGTTATTTACTTTTTCTATCTTTACGTCGCACATTATTTTTTAATGTTCTTCTCTCATATTCAATTCTGCACATCCAGCGCAAACCCTCATCACTTAACTGATCTTTAGCCCACTCCAAATAACCAATAGGAATGTCTTTTATGAAATATCCCCTATACTTACCAAATGGCATTTTAGTAAATTTAGATTCTTCTCTAATTTCTTTTATAATTCCCATTATCTTGCACCCTGTATGAACTTCTCCCAATCCATGTATGCACGCAATTGATATGTTCTTGCATTGAGTTCTTTCATCACGTTTTCGCAAAACTTGGCGGTTTCTTCGTGATAGGATTTTTTTCTTTTGAGTTTATTGAGGTCATCATCGCCATCAAGATAAACTTGTATATCTGACTTCAATGTAAA